GTCAGCACAGAAACCATATGAGCCATACTATATGGATCCTGTGTATGACATGCGTGACCTTAATGAGGACGGTTCGCTTGACAATCCTGGAGACATTCTCTATCACGTCCCTACCAGGACAGGTCAGAAGGATAACTACAGTATTGGTGTTGGTTTCTCTGCCACATGGTCTAGACCATTGGATAAGAAACTACAGGAGTTATGTAAGACAGCAGCAGCATCTAACATTGCAATGATGCAACAACTGACTGCCAATAAGCGCCTTGACTTTGAGATCGCGAGACTAAAAAATTGTGGAAATTTATTGAAGGAAGGAATTCGCTTCGCTCCTGGGACAAAGTATGCTGCTATCTGTGCAGATGTCCAAGTGACTAATGCGAATGTGTTAAAGGATCACGTCCACTCTATTCCCGCCCCTTCAAAATCCGAATCGCCTTATTCCTCTGACGCTGCTGACCTCGGCGGAACATTACAGACTCAATCGGAGTCTTCTTCCCTCGGAGAGTCGCAATCTTCTTCATCACCTTCTTCACAGTCGGCTTCACAACTTTCAGAAGCAGATCGGCAAGCGGTTTTGCAAGCAGTGCGGAAGTCGTTGCAACGACAGCAATCGATGCAGTCGCAGTCACAGCACCAGCACTAGGTATATTGCCTACAATCTGATCAGGAATAGATAACTTCTCTGTTACCTGAATACATTCCTTACCAACCAGTCGATACTCAGTGACCTTCTTGTCACCTTTGATGTGTCCGACTGGTTCTTTTAATTTCTGTGCTTCTGTAGGGCACTCCACCTTTGCTGTCGCTGCATTTCCTGTATCAGGTACTTCAGGTGCCTTGATTTCAGGATTCTTAGTGGGTGCTACAGGAGGGACTGGAGTATCATACTCAAAGTCCATCTTATTTGTGTCATAGTCTAGTGGATTAAAGGATGGCACACCTGCATCACAGTATGTGACCACTCCATTCTCATCATCACTACCGACTGTATTTGATTTATTGTTTGATTCGTGTGCCTCTACACATCCAGGGATGTCCACGATGGGTACACCGACCTGATTTGTGACAGGGACACTAGGTGGCAGGGCTGCAGGTGGAGTTACAATCCAATCACGGACCTCGGGGATTTTAACGTCCCCGATGTCTATATCATTTAATCGGATGTCTCTGATCTCCATCAGCAGTCATTAAACACTGTGCCAACTTGAGACCCCAACTCAGACCCTGCCTTCTGTCCTAGAAGCAGTGCCCAACCACCTGCCAACCATCCAATGTAAGGGATGCCAGCGACCGCAGGGACGGCAACACCAGCAGCGATGGCACTACCTGCCATTGCACCTTGAGATCGTGCTCCAGCGTCCGCGATCAAACACTCGGCGCTTACACCTCCTGTCTTTCCCACTTCACCTATTTCACCTCCCCCGATGTTACGGGTGCCATCCATGGTGTATTGATCGTAGCGAGTTTCATTACGCTTCTCACTACCACCACCAAACAATCCACGCTTATCCTTGTCCAGATTCAGAGATCTATGTGACTCTAGAATGGCAGGATCATTGGCCTTGTATTCAATACTATAACCATCCTTACCTGCTTCAACTTTATAGGAAGAATAAGGAGTCCCTTGCGGGATGTTAATAGTAGGGACCTGTGGGATCTCTGGTTGCTTTGGTCTATGGATAACATATCCAAGCAAACCAATATGGGCGATGGCAAAAGCACCACCGACCACACCTGCTGCTATCTTTAGTTTGTTATTCATGGCAATGAGGGGATAATTGCACCTCCAGTTGCCTTAGGCAACTCGGGTGTTGCAGAATTCATGAGACTAGGTAACGCAGCACTGATTGCCTCAGTTGCTGCTTCAGCAACCCTACCCATTAGGTTGGATCTGATTGCGTCTCTCTGCATGTAAACATAAGCACCACCGCCAAGGATGGATGCAGTCCCAATAAACGAGACTACTGCCATAGCATTAAATACTTTTTGCATCTTTTTCCTCCTTTCCGATTGACGGGGCTTTCTTTGGAGCACTACCATTTTTCGCAGGCGAAAGTCCGAAGGCAGCTAACGAGCCGCTGAAGACTGAGGCTATGAAGGTAGGATCGAAATCTAAGATTTTCTGTCCGTTAGGAAGTCGGACGTAACTGAAGGTGAGTAGGGATGCGGACCAAATCAGGACCACAACTTTCACTAAATTACCAAGAACTTCACTTTTGTCTTCATCATTTTCCTTCTCATCTACAGCAGGCTTTGTGTCTGCCATGATAAGTTATACCTCTGCTGGTTGTTTTTTCTTTCCAATGTTGTATTTGGACTCAAGAGTCCATTCACCTTTGTCCTTGAAGGACAAAACTTTAATTTGATTCAGTGGTGCCAGATCAGCAACCTCTTCCTCTCTCGCGATTGCAATCAAACCCCAGTCTGATAACAATTTTGCAATGCGATTTCTACGTTGGATGTCATTCGTGGTGATGTTGGTTGGTTTTCCATCCAACGCAAACAACTCCTTGAAGTGTACAACGTAATACTTACCACGTTTGTGGAGAATGTGACAAGACTGATACAGTTTGCGCTCTTTCCTTGACGCAACACCAATACGGGTGAGGGTTTCTCTTACCTTGAGAAAGTCATCAGGTTCTTTAAGCGTCACTTCGAGCATCATGTCTTGAGACCATTGGATCTCGTCGCTCATTTCTTACCTCCAGTATTCAATTTAGATGCAATGATTTGTAGTTGGTCCTGGGTTAGAATCTTTAGCGCCGCTTGTGCTTTCTCAGTGTTGTAACCATAGTATTTTTTAACTAGGTCAAGATCACCGTTCTTTATCTTCTTGTCCCATGGAGAAAATCGTTTCGACTTTCTCACACTATATAGGTAATATGAATATTGTAGATCGTTATCAGCATGGTCGCACATATTCATCATGTTAGCGTGCATCAACGTGTCGATATGATGCATCATACATTTGTTGATGACGTATGCTGGATACTTCTTCATGGCAACAGGATCTTCTGTGAGATCCCCCTGCTTTAGATTGATGCTGTTGAGATAATCTTTGAGAGGAATATCATACTGTTTCATAGAGGGATGACAGAGGAGTGGATTCAGTGAAGTTAGTGACCAGCAATTCGGTCTTGAGTTTGTTGTCTGCCCTATGCTTCATGCCATAGGTAATCTTAAACTCTTCCTGGTTGAAGTCCTTGTATGCTTCCTTCAACTCATCGTCGATATTATATGTGACCAACCACTTATGAGGACAGATCTTACAACAGTCTACAAATAATTCGTGATTGAAATTCTTATGCATCTCTGCATTGGTGCCATATAGATAGGTGCCAATCTTGTAAGGAGGATCCAAGAATACAAAGACACCAAGACGCTCACTCTCTTGATCATTCATTACATCATTGTAATCAAGGTTGGTGATGTGCCACTTCTGAATCACCTCGGAGATACCCTTCAGATGATGAGCACCACGAGTGGTAAAGTTTTGTTTGGATGCAGTCTTAGAGAAGGATGAGTTTTCAGTCAACCCGCTATAGCTACACTTATTAAGAATCCAAAAAAGCACAGCTTGCTGAAAAGTATCCGCCTTGGATATCTCATCTTTAGCGGAGAGGAATAACTCTTTTGCTTTTTCTTCTGTGCTGTTTTCAACTTTGATGTTGTAAAGGGTATCTGATAACTCATCACCACGCTCTTGAAGAGTCTTCCAGAAACTGTAGAGATACTCATACTTGTCATTAACCCACACGGGGATGTCAGGATACTTCTGAGAGAATAGAAGTGCTACGCTCCCACCACCCACGAAGGGCTCACGGAATTCTTTGATCTCACTTGGAAACTTCTCAAGCAACATCTTTGCTACCCTTGATTTACCACCAGGATAACGGAGTGGTGTCTTCAAATACTTCATGAAATAGAAACTGTTAGTTGTGGCATGTCGTATGGACCAACGTTTATCTTCCCACAAGGGAAGACATTGAATGAGATAGTCCAACGGTCATAGGTATCTAGTTGACGACCTGAATAGTGCTTCAACCAGGAGGGAAAGAGAATAAGTTTATTCTCATCTGCATCAACTTTCTCATTGATGCCCCACTCACGATCCATCATATCACCTTGGAATACATCTAGTGTATCAGATGTGCGAGGTGTAACAGGATCTTCAAAGAAGGTAGGAGCACCAGGGGTGAGATAATAAACAGCACTCAGATAGGACATTGGATGCCTATGTAAGGGGTGTCCATACCCACTCTTTGCAGGTGCATGGTTAAACCACATGGAAGAGATCTCTAGAGAATCACAGTAGAGTTTATAGGCATACCTATACTCCGCCAGACAGTCCCAAAAGAATTGCCTCAACTCAGTGATAGGACCTTCCTCAATCTTATGCAGATCAGGACGTGAGGTAATAACACCCTCAGGAAAGTTTGACTGAAAGGATGGATACCCATCCATAGATTCAATCACACGTTGATTGAGAGTCTTATCAGGTTGCATGTATGTCCTACACACAACAGGAAACATATGTACTTCAGTCCCTTGCATAGTCGCTAAGTTTCAATGGTCCAAGATCTTTCCATGCGTCAACTTTTACTCTAGACATAGGTGCGTCATGCCCACCACTGTTAATACTACCTGTGGGGAAGGTGTTAAATGCAATAGAATACCTATCAACATCATCATGGTTAGGTAGACTAGCATGAATCATATAACTGGGGAATATAATTAGTCCACCAGGACCGCCATGAAATGCTATCTCCTGAGCAATCGTCCCATCTAGATGGAAAGACGCCCATTCTCTTTGGAAGAGAGGGTCAACAAAGATAGTAGGAGGACCAGGAGTAAGGTAAAAGATACCACTCAGATAAGACATGGGGTGCCTGTGGGCATCATGATGATGACCAGTCTTTGCTAGAGATCTATTTGCCCATGCTTTGTTGACTGCCAAACGATCGCAATCAAGACCTGTATCAAAGTGAATAGTATCTACACACTGCTGAAACCATGACATGAGTGGTGCAAACACTTCACGATCATGGAGGTCAGGTGATGTCTTAACACCAGTGGGTTGGTTATATGATTTATACTCTAATTCCTTTATAAGATTTAGAGTGTTATCAAGAAGAATTTGACTACAACGAAACTCATAACACTGAATAGGAAAGAAGTTATGTTGTTGATAATTCTGTCTCATATCACACCATTGAAACGATCATTCTTATGTAGTAGGACACCATCAACCTTCTGCATTAGATCTTCAAGAGAGTAATGTAGTTGGCGATAACCACTACCAACATAAAGTTGCCCAAGGACTACTGCAATAGTTGCAGCACCCCAGAAAATATAATAGTAATTTGACTTCACTTGCTTTTTCATAGCACCAGTTTCTTACTAGGAGTTTCAATTATACCAAACATTTGCTCAAACTGCTCGACCACTCCCTCCTGAGTATCAGTAGGACCATACACAAGGTAGTCTTTAGGCACAGTTACTGGAGTGTTACGACCAGCAAGCAGTGGTGCCCATGGAGCAAACCCTAGAGTGCCTTGTCCGTTAGGGATAGCAACAATAGGATTGGCAACAGTGACGGTGGTGTCACTCTCTTCAATCAGGTCTGCAACGACATCTTCGCCAGACCGCATACGCATCAGTTTTACATTCATTTGGTTTCACACCTCATCATTAACTCAGTCAAGAATGCCACCATGTTGATCTCCTGGTCAACAACAAAAGCAGACTTGTACTGATACTCAGAGATGACCAGCACTGCTTCAGGAATTGATTTGGGATCGAAGTGGTTGTAGAGATTGTCATAGATCTTCCTCATAATAGCGACGGGCTCGTTGTCCATATTCTGAGTCACCCACTTCTTCATGTTGGTAAACTCTTTCTTACGAATATATCCGACGAGGTTGGTAATGTTGATGTCATTAGAGACACCAAGGATACCTGTATCAATCTTCCCAGAAGAAGAATACCGTTGCAACTCATTGAGTGTGCGACGGAAGTCAGGGAAGTGTTTCTGGACTACCTCAGCGACAACCTTAGGTTCGTAGGTTACGCTC